AATTTGCCCAGTCATTGATGTGGGCAGCAACCTGGGCTGCAATGAACCCGATAGAGGGATCGGCATAGGCCTTGCGGAACAGTTCCTGGCCTTCGAGGCCGTCAGCAGGCGGGTAGGCAAAGCCGTTGAAGCTGACCGTGCAGGCAGCGAGGAAATCAGCCTGTTCGGCAAGCTTCTCCTCGGCCGTCTGGTCCATCTTTCCGCGCTTCTTGATCTTGTCCATCAGCTGGTTCTGCTGGCGAGCCTGGGCGCGCTGGTAGACCTTGGAGCCTGGACCGTAGACCGTGATCGAGAGGCGCTTGCCCTTTTCGTCGAACAGCGGGGCGTCGTCGCCACCCACCAGTTCGAGGGTCGAGGTATCGGTGGCGGCGAGCGTCGTGATGTCGAACATCAATGTTCTCCTTGGCAATGTCGCAATGATCTGGGAAACGCCCGCCCGAGTGCGGGCGTGGCGGAATTGGTAGACGCACCAGATTTAGGTTCTGGCGCCTAACAGCGTGGGGGTTCGAGTCCCTTCGCCCGCACCATGCCGATATGGCTGCGCGGATGTGGCGGAATGGTAGACGCCCGAGACTTAAAATCTTGTGAGGGTATCCTCGTGCGGGTTCGAGTCCCGCCATCCGCACCACAGCATCATTATGGCGCGAGTACTTCAACGATACCGACACCGGCGGAGTTGGTGGTGAGTTCGAGGGTCACGGTGGCAGTGGTGATCTGATCGACCGAACCGACATTGACCTTGAAGCTCATGACTTGCGCCTGGAAATAGTACTTGTCGCCGTTCTGAGTGGTGACGAGGAAGCTGTGATCAGCGTCCGAGAGCGAGGCAGATTTGAGCAGGATTTGGCCGGCATCATCAGTGTCGAGGCCGAGTTGGATCTGCATCGTGCCCTGGTTAAAGCTGCCCTTCTTCTTGACGACGCCGCGGCTACCGACTGGGTTGAAGGTGACGAGATTGAACTCGCGGCCGAACTCACCGAGGTCGGAGACTTCGCCGACCACGGTCATGGTGAGCGCATTGTAGCCGGTGGCGTCAAAAGTCGCAGGGGTAGAGGCCGACACCTTCAAGGTGGTGCCGGCGGAAGTCCGAACGGTCATGGCAATGGGTCCTTATGAAGGTGAGGCTCAACGCGCCTCGTTGAATGAGACGCGGAAGTCCTGCGTCTGCATGTGAATGCCGGTCTCCTCGTCGAGGAAATCGGGTCCGGCGGTATCAGTGTGCACGGTGACGTCGCTCAGACCGTCGATCTGGGGCATCTTGTCCGCAGCGGCCGTGCGAATGGCGGCAAGAATAACCTTGGTTTCAGGATAAGTGCGCCCCAGCACAGTCACCTGGACCCGTTCGGTCACGCGTCGCTTTGTACCCGGCGCGGGGATGTTGCGATCAACGCTACTGACCGACATCAGCGAGATTGCCGGGAGCGTTGTGCCTTGCGGTAGGCTGCCAGCCGCAATCCGCGCCTCCGGGACGAGCGCCGTTAGCCCGGCGTTGGCGACGAGGAGCGAGCGGACCACAATGACCCCGTTCATTCCTCATCGACCTCAAGGGTCGGGGCCCGAAGATCGCCGATCTGCACGCGGTGGGCGATATAGGCGCCCATCGCATTGACGGCTTCTTCCGCCTTCTGGTCGAGCGCCGGGCGCAGAAACGGCCTGGCAGCGTGACCGGGATGCATGACCACCGGCCCGACGAAATTCTCGCCGATCTTGAGACTGCCGCGCTTCAGCATCTTGTTCATTGTGCCGATTGAGACGGTGCGCGGCCCGTGCCGAGTCTGCCGTACCGGCTTGTCGGCCTCGGACACCGAGATCAGGTGGGGCGCGACGCCATATTCGACGAAGAGGCCGAGATAGGAGCCGCTCCCACGCAGTTTGACGTAAGATGAAAGCTTGGATCCGTCGGCGCGGGTGCCGATCCCGATCGCTTTCTTGAGCTTGCCGGTGCGGACCGGGACATTGGCCTTGGCCTGCTGCTGGATAACCTTGGCACCGGCGCGCAGGCCGCCGCGGATGACGTTGCGCTCGAGGTTCTTGGGCAGTTCATCGAGCAGACGCAGCAGCTCGGGGCCGCCCTTGAGCCTGATGGTCATGGGGCAGCTCCTTCACTGGAGAGTTCTTCGGCCATGATCTCCATGGCTTCGCGCCTGCCAAGCATGGCCGGGCCTGAAATGAACTGATGAATGCGGTTATCAATGATGATCCGCATGTCTGCGGCCAATCCTGGAAGATACCGGATGCGGATGCGGGTCGGACGACGGCCGATCTGGATGCTGTCGGCGAGACGCTCGGCCCGTGAGGGCAGAATGTCCTTCACCTCGGCCCAGACGCATGCAAATTCGGTCCAGGTAACCTGTTCGGTACCGTATTGCGGGTCGCGCACCACCACTTTGCTCTCGATCCGGATCCGCTTGTCGAGCTTAGAGGCTAGATCCAGCGACATTGGAGCTGACCTACCAGGTTATCGAAGGCGAGACAGGCCGCGCCTTCGCGATTTTCGAACATCGAGGCGGTTTTGACCAAGATTGCAGCCCGGGCGATCTGTAGATCGGGGGCCGTGTCGGCAAACCCGGCTGACAAGGTGATACGGATCAGGCCGTCATCGGCCAATTGGGGCCATGACTTGCCCGAAGCCGGACGGATGCGGGTGAACCCGTTGCGCCGCCGGGCGACATAGTCCGCCTCGGGCAGGATTGCCGACACACCATTTGCCGCCGTGTAGCGGATCTCCGCGACAGTCACCGGACGAACCGGCACGGTGATCTCCAGCGGCCAGCCTTCCAGCTGCAGTTCGAGGGTCTGCTGGCAGAGCTTAAGCCCAGTCAGCAGTTCCAGTTCGGCCTGGGCAGCATCAAGCTTCGCGCCCAGCAGCAGATCCTCGTCGCGTCCATCAAGACGCAGCTGCTGGCGTGCTTCCTCAAGCGTCACGGCCCGGTCCTGCGGCGGCGCGAGCGTGACGATCTCGGACATTAGCCAGCCTTGGTACGCGTGTTGGCGCCGGCCTTGTTGGCAATCGGCGGCGGCTGGGCTGCTTCCGTGGTTTCTGGGGCTTCAGTCTCAGGCGCTGGCTCATGTGCCGGAACCGGTTCAGTCTTGGTGGCCGGGGCACCATCGACTTCAATGGCAAGACCGCGCTCGATCAGGCTTTTGCCCGCCAGATCATCGATCTCGAAGATCTGACCAGTGGTGATGTTGTCAGAGCTCACCGAGCTCACGTGAATGGTATCGAGTGCCTGCAACTGCATGGGCTATCTCCTTGGCAAGTTGGAAGGGCTGACCCTGCGGCCAGCCCTTCACCGTTCATCAGACCTTGGTTGCCGCCGTGGCCGCCGCCGTGAAGTCACCCTTCACGAAGGCCTCAGGGCGGTAGACCGCGAGGGCGAGACGCTCTTCGGCGAGCACCGTGACCAGGTTCTTGCGGAAGTTCTGGTCATCCTCGGTCGAGATCTCGACCACCGCATCCATGCGGTCGAAGATCTGCGCGCCAAGCTGGAAAGCGCCGGTCAGGAACTTGCCCGTCGCCATCGACTGGGTCGACACCACCGGCTGGCCCCATAGCGTGGGCGTGATCGTCCCTTGCGGGTTGCCGACGATGAACTGGCCTTGGCCGTCCTTGAGGAGCTCAATCGCGGCCCAGTCTGCCGGGTGAAGCACCACGCCGGTCGACATGAGTTCGGACAGCGCAGTCTGAAGCATGGCAAGACGCAGCACATCGATCCGCGTCACCGTCGCAGGAATGGTAATCGGCGGGGTGAACGCGGTTGCCTGCGTATAGATGCCGGCCAGATCCGTGCCCGTGCCGCTGCCATTGAGCAGCTGGTTTTCTTCGACCAGTGCCAGGCCGTAGCGCAGACGCCCGTCGATGTAGGACTGGAGCATCGGCACATCGTCGAGGATCTGGCGGGTAGCCAGAACCCAGTGGGCGATGGTGGTGACGTTGCTGGTCAGGACATCGAACTTGATGTCGGACTGGGGCTTGGCCGGGCCCGTGGTTTCCGAAACGGTCGCGGCCGCATTGGCGTAGCCCGTTTCCTTGACGTACTGGACCGAATTGCTGGCAGTCCGCCCCGGGGTCAGGAGGTCGCGCACCGTCAGACGGCGCTGGCCGGGCATGATGATGCCAGGGGCGCGGTCGGCAACGATGAGGTCACCGGCCGAACCATTGGCATCGGTGGTGAGCGCAGAAATGATCGCCTTCACCTCGACGCTGGCGCGGCCGCGAACCGTGTTGTTGCCGAGGAAGGCCTTGATGGCTTCGTCAGCCACGACCTGCTCGCCGATGGTCTTGAACTCCGGCGATGCCTCATCAGCCACGCGGCGGGCGAGCTTCTGCTCGACCTCATCGAGCCGGGCTTTGGCTTCATTCAGCGCGGTGAGAGCTTCATCGGCCAGTTGCTTGGTGGCGTTGGAGAGGTCTTCGCCGCGCTGCGCCTTGCCCAGCGCTTCTTCAGCCAATGCCTTCACCTTGTCGTGCTTGCCTTCGAGATCGGATTTGATCTCGTCGTGGCGGGCATCGAGAATACCGCGCAGTTCAGCCTGCTTGGCATCGAGGGTCGATTTGACCTCACCAAGGCGCGCATCGAGCACGCCCTTCACTTCGCCGGCAAGCTGCTCGGCGGTCTTCTGATCATTCATGGTAGTTGTCCTGTGTGGGAGTGGGTTCAGGCGCTCAGCTGCGCATGCAAAGCCGACAGGAAGTCGGAAGGGTTGCTGCCAGACTCACTCCGGAACAGCGGCGCCAGGCCTTTGCCCGCGATTGCGGTGGCCTGGCTTTTCGAGAACCCTGCCTCACGCAGGAAATTCTCAAATTCGGGAAGCGTAGGGAGCCGGCCATCCTCGACGATCGATTTGACGCTGGTGATCAGCGCGCGCTCGTTCATCGGGATGGTGACAAGGCTCACCTCGTAAAGGGTAAGTTCGAGGAGCTGACGGGTCTTGCCCACCAGCTGCTCGCGGATGGTGCGATAACCAATCGAGAGACCGCCAATCGCGCCATCGCGCACCAAAGCGTGCGCCTCTTGGCCAGCGCGCGAGGACAGCGAGATCTGGCCTTTGACGACAAGGCCGTCGCGGCTTTCGGCAAAGTCGGTCCAAACGCCTGCCGGGCGGGTCTGATCGTGGTACATCAGCATCGGGACTGACTTGCGCCCCTTCAGGGACCGGGCGAGCGCGCCGGGCACGATGACATCGCCGCCCGCATCGACATTGCCGTAACCAGCCGCGAG